TATACCAGAACTACCTGCACTACCGCTAGTTCCTGAACTACCCGAACTACCACTTGTTCCTGCACTACCCGAACTACCGCTTGTGCCCGAACTTCCAGATGAACCGGAACTTCCGTCTATACCAGAACTACCTGCACTACCGCTTGTACCAGATGATCCTGAACTACCTGATGTACCAGATGAACCTGCACTGCCACTTGTTCCTGCACTACCAGATGAACCAGAAGTACCAGATGAACCTGCACTGCCTGATGTTCCAGATGGCGTGGATAAAGTTGTGACCACATAAGAATATGTAGCATCTTCAGTATAAAAAGTTACAAGCCTATTGAGAGGATCATTGTTATTTACATAAACCCTAATTATTAATCTGTCCGTTAAGTCCAAAATATTGGTAGGAACAACACCATTTGCTTTTGTTTCAACAGGTGTTGTGTTATTTCCATTCCAACCTATTTTAACACTATCTGATGTGAATAACAAAGTTTCTGTACCACCAGATTCTCTTTTTGTTATTGTGAAATAATATTCACAATCAGAAAGGTCTGTAGGTTTAGTCCAATAAACATAACTGTGCCAAATACCATTTGGTATAATCAAAACATTTGGATCTCCAACATCAGTAATGAACTCACCAAACAATACATCTTGTTGATTTGATGTCAAAGTAATTGCGACCGTTTGCTGACCAGCACCTGTCGTAAAACGACCTAATTCTTTATATGTTAAAGGACTTTGAGTTACCGAATAATTCAAAAAGTAATTTTGTCCGCCTGACACACCATCAATGCCGGATGAACCTGCACTACCTGATGAACCGGATGTACCAGCAGAACCAGATGTTCCTGCACTACCAGATGATCCTGATGTACCAGAACTTCCAGATGAACCGGAACTTCCATCTATACCTGAACTACCTCCACTACCACTTGTGCCAGATGAACCTGCACTACCGCTAGTTCCTGAACTACCTGCACTACCACTTGTGCCTGATGAACCTGCACTACCGCTAGTTCCTGCACTACCAGATGATCCTGATGTACCAGAACTACCAGATGAACCAGATGTTCCTGCACTACCCGAACTACCACTTGTACCAGAACTTCCAGATGAACCGGAACTTCCATTTATACCAGAACTACCAGAAGATCCTGATGTACCTGCACTGCCAGAACTACCACTAGTTCCTGCACTACCAGATGAACCCGATGTACCTGCACTACCAGATGAACCTGAGCTACCATTTATACCAGAACTACCAGATGAACCAGATGTACCCGCACTGCCAGAACTACCACTAGTTCCTGCACTACCAGATGAACCCGATGTACCTGCACTACCAGATGAACCAGAACTTCCCGATGTACCTGCACTACCAGAAGAACCAGAACTTCCATTTATTCCAGATGAACCAGAACTTCCTGATGTACCTGCACTACCAGAAGAGCCTGAACTTCCATTTTCACCAGAAGAACCAGAACTTCCATTAATCCCAGATGAACCAGAACTTCCCGATATACCTGCACTACCAGAAGAACCTGAACTTCCATTTATCCCAGATGAACCTGAACTTCCATTTATTCCTGATGAGCCTGAGCTTCCATTTGCACCAGAACTTCCTGATGAACCTGATGTACCTGCACTACCAGATGATCCTGAAGTTCCACTTGTTCCAGAAGTTCCACTAGCACCATCTACCCCAGATGTACCTGCTGAACCAGAGCTTCCGTTAACTCCAGAACTACCAGAAGATCCCGATGTACCTGCACTACCAGATGAACCCGATGTGCCTGCACTTCCTGCACTACCCGATGAACCAGAACTGCCGTTTGCACCAGAACTTCCTGAACTACCCGATGTGCCTGCACTTCCTGCACTACCAGATGAACCAGAACTTCCGTTTATACCAGAACTTCCTGAACTACCCGATGTGCCTGCACTTCCTGCACTACCCGATGAACCAGAGCTTCCGTTTACACCAGAACTTCCTGAACTACCCGATGTACCTGCACTACCAGATGAACCAGAACTTCCTGAACTACCCGATGTACCTGCACTACCAGATGAGCCAGAACTGCCGTTTGCACCAGAACTTCCTGAACTGCCCGATGTACCTGCACTACCCGATGTACCTGCACTACCACTTGTACCAGCAGAACCTGCACTACCTGATGTACCTGCACTACCAGATGAGCCAGAACTGCCGTTTGCACCAGAACTTCCTGAACTGCCCGATGTACCTGCACTACCAGATGAACCAGAACTTCCGTTTTCACCAGAACTTCCTGAACTACCCGATGTACCTGCACTACCAGAACTTCCTGATGTACCTGCACTACCCGAACTACCGCTAGTTCCTGAACTACCCGAACTACCACTTGTACCAGAACTACCTGCACTACCACTTGTTCCAGAAGAACCATTTGCGGGAACAATCCCCAATGCTTTCCAATAACTACCTTCCCATTCCCATGTTTTCGAATCATAGGTATAGGTTTGACCTATAGTTGGATTTATTGGAAAATTTATTGGCATTTTTTAATCAAAGTAATTTATGTTTATTGAAGTTCTGAATTTGCTATTATTTGAAAGTGGAGTAACACAAAACCAAACAGTATCTTGGTTTCCACTTATTCCAACTCCGGGTTTTATTGAATTATCTTTATAATCAAATTTATCTGTTCCTAAACTTCCTGCTTTACCTATATAGTTAGAAATAATATGACCAGCTGAAGTAACCGTAATAGTTCCATTACCAACAGCATATTGTATTGATGAATTATTTACATCAGTATATGAAGGTTGAGAACTTAAAGTTGGATTAAACTGTATACTTGCCAAATAATTATCGTTTGTTGTTTGTAAAACAGCCACATAATCAATTATAGCGTTTGAAAATGTAGAACCAGTTTTTAATCTATATCCTATTATAGGATATGTAACTCCTGAAGTAGAACATGTTATCTCAGTAGCATTACTTAATCCAACTGTTTTATTTAGTGAGTTTAATGATCCTTCGATACTTACTTGAGAACATATCTGATTGAATTGTCCAGCACCACCAGAAGATCTTATTTCATATCTTATAGGCTGATTTGGAGAAACCATATATACATTATCCAAATGACCAGTACCAGAATGCTCAGCAAAGAAATAAGTTATACCACTTAAATTTAATCCGAATCTAACTCGTCCTACTCCAAGCCATTGAAAATCCACTAAACAAAGATTTGTTTTACTCCAATCTAATGCTGTAATGTCAAATTCATTATTATTCCAAGAATCAGTTCCACCACTAAAAATTTGAGTACCTTTCTTCCATATTTGAAATGATATTGAATTATCAACTCCATTTGATTCTAAAAAGAATCCATCTAGAGTTGATGAATATGGTATATCAAAAGAAGATGAAAAATATCCGACCCTTTTTATAACGTCAGATTCAATATTAAAATCAGAAAAACTAGCTTCAAACAATTGACCCTTTCCGGGTTGATATATTCCTCTATATTTCGATTGTCTAATTACAAGATCTCCAGAACCAAAAACATTCATATTAATTTCTGAGTTATTGGAATTAAAAGCAGAGGTAGAAGAACCACTAATAATTTCATCTACCAATAGTGGTTGTTTATCAGATAAATATTTTAATTCTAAATAACTAGTAATTTCAGAAACTCGAAGTCTACCGAATGCATCTATTGTTGCATTATCTGCGAATGAAACTGTTGAATTGCTATTGAATATGTAACTCATTTATTTTTTATATTATATACCAGTTATTTGATCTTGATATTACTTGTAAAGCCATTTTTGATATTGCCATATCCACATAATTATTTCCATCTATATTTTCTCCTGTTGCTCCAGATATTCTTATTCTTTTTCCTAATTGATTACAATTTCCTAATTCATCTTTTATAGTTAATTTTTTACCATCTAAACCAGTGCAAGACGGTAAGTATAAATTTACTGCCCCATCATAAATAATTCCATAATAAAAATAATCGAATGATAAATTAAAAGAGTTTACATTTATTTCATAAGTTCCGTAATTTTCATACTGTGGTGTCGCAGCAAAAATCTCAACCCATTGGGAAGAATTACCATCATCTATGTAAACAAACTCTAAACCGTTAACTGTATTGAACCATCTATCTCCATCGTATAGTGGAGAATTTGTAGTTCCAGATGGTGCAATGGTTTGGATATAATAGTTATTTATTCCGGATGTTGAAATAATTACAGTATCAGAGGTTCCTGTTATTGAAACTTTTGTTCCAGCAGATAAGGTTTTAAATTCTAATAAATCATTATTTTTCTGAGCAAAAATTCCAGTTGATCCTGATCCTATATTTGTTCCACTGTAAGGGAATATATTTTGTAAAGGAGTTGATCCTGAATAAAAAGTAAATCCAGTTATTGAACTTCCAGAAATTGAAGGTACGTTTAATTGACCTGTCAAAGTCCCACCACTTATTGGTAAGAAATTACCCAACACTCCAATCGAGGATGCGTCTCGGTATTCAATTACATTTGTTGTGTTATTATAAACAAGTACATAATTAGATGAATTATTGTTATTGGGTGTATTGGTTAAATAAAAAGTATTAGCTGATAAATTAGACAAAAAGTTAGTATCTCCAGATACTGTACCTCCGCTAAATTGTGAACCACCAACAACAGGTATTATGTAATAACCGGACATCTATTCTATTTATAAATTATTAATATCTTGATCTATGAATATTTCAATTCCCCCTAAGCTAGGTATGGATATTTTTTTTCCATCGTCAAAAAACAATTCAAATTCTCCTTGAAATTTACCACTCATACTTGTATCCCCTTCCAACCAAGTATATTGAACTGTTCCAGCTGATGCATTAATTACTTGAGCCGTATTAGAAGCTATTACAACAGAACCACACTCATCTATCATTGAAAATGTGCAACCTGTTACATTAGACAAATCAAAAGGTATAATGGCATTTATACAACTTCTTGTTTTAATGTTTATTTGCAAATCTGGCAATGTATCATTTCTTTTTATTATAAATGGTTTTTGGTTCATCTTAATTTATTTTAATTTCATAATCTAAAGGAACAGAATTGCTTATTTCATAATTTATATTTACATATTTAGAAAATTCTATATCCAATTCAGAAATTATATAATTTTTAACAGGATCAAATAAGAATTTAGTTCTCAATTGTTTTACAATTCCATTATTCAAATATTCTACATACCAAATTATTTGATAAACTGTAGGAAACGTGTAAAGAGAACCGTTTAATTCAATATAATAATTACCCAAACTTTCTTGAGTAGTTGTTAAACTTTCAACTACTTGACTTGTACTAAAATTATACGTTGCTGCGGTTAATGAAAATGGGTCAATTAATGTATAATTATCATTTACTCCGTCTATATAATCTATTCTGTAAAATTCCTTATAAATTCTTAATTTTGACATTAATATCTCATTTCAAATAAATAGAATAAAAAAAGGTTTGATGACTATGAGTTATAAAAAAAGCGACACTTTTTCAGTGTCGCTCACAATAAAAAACCGAAAATATTTTATTTTGTTATTATGCTGATAATAAACATCTATCTGGTTGGATTGTGATGCTCACTTTTGCAAGTTCTGCTGCACCATAATCGTAATCATCAAAAGATGCTTTAACTATTTGACATCCAACAAGAGTCCATTTTTCGACTTCTACACCTACTGGATCAAGAGCTTTCAATACAAGGTTTTTCTTGTAACCTACTGCGTAACCCATTTTACCAGTTGTAGATTCAGCATGTAAACGAACCCACTCCATTACTTTCTGAGTCGTAGAAGGTCCGATAACATCGATAAACGTAACATCCATTTCATCCCAAGCGTATTTCGCAGCAATGTATGTTTTAGTATTCATGTAAGGAATATCTACTTTATCTATTGATATCGAAGGCTTCTTGGAAGTCTGTACTAGATAAGATTCAATACCTAATTCCGTAGGAAATTCAAGAACGAATCTGTTTTTCATTTTAGGTTCCTGATCAATTGGAACCGGTCTAAACATTAGTGTTGGCATGATATTTAAGTTTTTATTTATTAATAAATAAAGTAAAAAAAAAAAATTTGAGTTTTTTTTATTTTTTTATGTATATTTACATTAACACAATATTATATATCATATATAAAAACAATGGGAAGACCTAAAATTCAACGAGTTAAAGTTTGTGAAACATGCAAAAAGGAATTCGATGCTGGTAACAAGAAAAACAAAAAAAATTGCAGTGAAAAATGCACTGAATTATATAGAAAAAACCATAAAGACGAAAGGATGAAAAAAATTTTTGATACCATAGAAAAAAAATATGGTAAAAAAAGTTTTTTTGAAACTGATAATTATTATGATAATTTAAAACAAATCAAGAAGGAAAAATACGGAGATGAGAAATATAATAATTATGAAAAAATAAAGAGCTCTTTGAAAGAGAAGTATGATGTAGAACACCCATCTAAAATAAAGGATTATAAAGAAAAATCTGATCAAACAAAATTATTAAAATATAATGATCCAAATTTTAATAATAGAGAGAAAGCAAAAAAAACAACTTTAGATAAATATAAAGTTGATCATCACCTCAAAACTAAAGAGTCCTTAGACAAACTCAAACAAACAAATAGAGATAAATACGGAGTTGATTATACTTTACAAACTGATAAATGCAAAGATAATTTAAAAAAAACAAACCAAAATAAATTTAATTCAGATTATTATTTTAGCTCTGATCTTTATTTGGGCATCCAAAAGCTAAACAAAACAAATAAAATAAAGGAAATTTTAGCTAAAAATGATTTGAAGTTCGATATTAATCAATACAATAAATTAAGAATAAAGACAGATGAAGGCAAATTACACTATTTGAAATATCAACTTACTTGTAAATTATGTGACAATATATTCGAATGGTCTTTTGATTCTATACCAATTTGTAGAAGATGTTATCCATTAACTAGCATTTCAAAACAACAAGGTGAATTCAAAGATTTTTTAGATTCACTAAATCTAGAATATGTTGAGAATACAAAAAAAATTATTGCTCCTCTGGAGTTAGATTTCTACTTACAAGATCACAAAATAGCATTTGAATTGAATGGGAATTATTTTCACTCTGAAATGGGTGGAAACAAACTTCCCAATTATCATTTAAAAAAATCTCAATTATGTAATAATGAAAATATTAAATTGATACATATTTTTGAAGATGAATGGATGTTTAAAAAGGATATAGTGAAAAGTAGAATTAAGAATTATTTGAATTTAACGCCTAATAAAATTTATGCAAGAAATTGTGAAATAAAAGAAATCACATTTATGGAAAAGAAATTATTTTTAGAAGAAAATCATATACAGGGAAATGATGTGAACTTCAAAAGTTATGGTTTATTTTTAAAAAATGAAATTGTTTCAGTAATGACTTTTTGTAAACCTAGACTAGCCCTTGGAAACAAATTAAAAAATAATCAGGACAAAGAAAATTCAGTAGAATTATCTCGTTTTTGCTCTAAAATTGACTATAATATTATTGGGGGTTTTGAAAAACTTTTAAATCATTTTTTAAAAAACAATCCTGAAACTAAAGAGATTTTCACTTATGCAGATTGTCGTTGGAGTGGTTTAAATCCGGAAAATACTGTTTACCATAAATGCAATTTCGAATATATCAATACAACTAAACCTAATTATTTTTACTTCGAAAAAAGTAACTATTTTATAAGATATCACCGTTTCAAATATAATAAACAAAAATTAATAAAATTATTCAATGAAAATTCTGAATTGACTGAATGGCAAATAGCAAAAAAAAATAGAATGGATAGAATTTGGGATTGCGGAAGTATGAAATTTGTACTTCACATATCATAGAAAAGGATTGTTTTCTTTCTTTAAATAGATAATATTTTTCTCTATTTCAGAGCAAATTTCCTCGAATTTTAATATTGAATCTATTTCTAAATTAAACCATTCTCCTAACAAGGCATATTCAAACGAATCAACTTTTTTTGTTCTGAATGACCTATGTAATACTCTTTCAATTTTAGTAGAAAATTCTGAACTATATGTTTTAATTAATTGTATTTGATAAGGACAACCAGTTTGTAATTGACTTAATCTTTTAGTAGCATTTCTGCTTATTCCAATCTTACTTATATTCAATTCAGGAATGAAAAATAAATAAATAATTTTATTTTTATTTGACACATAATAAAAATAATTTATATAAAAAAATAGTGAATACTTTCATACATAAAATAAAAAAAGGGACCTTTTCAGATCCCTTTTCTTTATAAAACTTTTATTTATTAAAAGTCTTCAAAATTAGCACCAGTAGGAAGAACTTGGAAAGTTAAGTCAATGAATTCGAGAGCTGGAGTAGGCTTGATTTGAATCTTACCAGTTAAGGTATTTCTATCACTATCTACAGAAGCATTATTAAAATCGTCAACTACTACTCTGAATCCTGCAAGACCTCTTTGGTTTTGAATTTGTAATAACAAAGGTTCAACTTTAGCTAAGAACTGGTCACGTACAGTCTGATCGTTAGGTTCGAATAACAAGGTCTGAGAAGCTGCAGCAATCAATCTGCGAACTTGCAACAAGAGTCTTCTTACGTTAATTCTATCAAGAGCAGATTGCTTAACCTGAAGAGTTTTTTGACCTTGAATTGTAACACCTTCTTGAATTGTTGTGTTTATAGGGTTGATATTTACATCATAAAGATTATCTCTATCATCTCTAGTTAATTTAACATCAGCTTTCACACAATCAACTTTACCTCTTGTTAAACCAGCAGGTGCAAACCATGGATAAGCAATGTTATCAGTTAATGCTATGCTTTTAACAACTTGAGATGTTGGAGAAGTAAATACAAATTGTTGATATGTAGCGTCGAAAATTTGAATCCAAGGCCAGTATGTTGCTGCATAATTTGAATCTAATCCTACTCCTTGTAAATCGGTTGCTATTGCAGCACTATCTTGAGAACCATCAGATGCATAACGAGGAGCATCTATAATATAAACTGCATCAGCTCTATTTTCAACCATTGTCAATGAATGTTCTACTGATTTATAATGATCAAACCAATTTAAATCAGGAGTGGCAAATAAATTAACATCTACTGTTTCAGGGATTGCCATTAAATCTACAGCATCTTTGAATGCTTGAACGTTGTCTAAATCATTAGCGTCATCAGTAAATGTAACTGTTCTAAATTGATTCCATCCGTCGAAACCACCAGCCGGAGCTACAGTGAATTTAGCCTGAGATTTTGTATAATCTGAAATAGAGCCTTTTGTACCAGTTACAAACAAATCTGTTGTTGCACCACTTTCCATGTGGAAGCCTTTTATTGTTGTAACACCAGTTGTGATAGCACCTTGATACTTAAATAAATCTGCTTCTATTGATTTTATTGAAGCCTTTTGACCTACTAAATTAGCAGTAAACAAAGTATAAGCTAATTCAGAAATTCCTAAATATGTTTTAGAAACAGTATCAGTAGCAGCATATGATGTTTTGTATAATAATTGAGTAGAAGTTAAACCTGAATCTGCGAATGTTCTCAAATTGTAACCTTTAAAACCTGCCGGAACTGTGTTTCTTGGGAAATTATCAGCCAAAGTCACAGTTACGAATTGGGAAACTCTTGGATATGTTTCATCTGTTGTACCTATTGCTTTACCTATGAAATTCGGCTGAGTGTCATCCATTGTAAGACCCCTATATAATTCCAATCTTCCATTAGTTAAAGTATTAGCATCTGTATCCTCGAATTTACGAATAACAACATCAAATACTTTATTTGTGTTGTCTATATTAGCTATAGAAATTTTTATTTCTCTAGATGAGGCATCTCCATCAGAAACTGTTTCAAAATAAAACATATCTCTTACTGATGAACCTATAACTTTTGAAACAATCATCGGTGTTGTAGAATTCTTATATGAATCTGCAAAATTTGTAAAATTAACCGTATTGGAATACGATAAACCTTCAAGTAGATTTAAAGTTCCTGCCGAAAATGCTTGTCTTATAAAATGAGGTGTCACAACATCAACAAATAAACCATAATCGCCTGCTACATTTTTTGGATTAGTACCTAAAGAATTTACTATATAACTTTTTTGTGTTTCATCTAAAGAAACATTAAGAGTTGAATTAGTTAAAGCAGTCAATGGTGTATTAGATCCACCGGATAAACTAAATACACCTAGAGGAGATCCTAAACCAGACACAGTCAAATCTGTTTCTGCCGAATAATATGGAGTACCATTTCCATCTTTTTTACTTCTAATAACACATAAAGTTGCTCCAGAATAGTCATTCGATATACTTACGTTACTGTTCAATGAGAAAGTATCTGGAATTATCAAATCAGTCCCATTACCACCAGTAGATATAATACCAAGCGAAGATGCTACAACATTGAATGCTGCAGAATAAACAGCTGTTGTTACAGAACCACTGAAGTGAATATTTTGTATTAATTGTAAAGTTTATAACTGATGTGGTATTTGCATTAAAAGTTATTCCAGATCTAGATGTTGTACCAGAATATAAAGCTCCAGTAGGTGCAGAGATGATCCATGCAGGAGAATTTGTGAAACCAACTTTTCCTAACACTCTTGTCATCGTCAACTCAGACGATTGATTCAAAAATGCATTTGCCACGTAAGGCAAAGGATAATCTGGATTGGTACCACCAAATCTGAACAAGAAATTCTCTTGTGATGGAACTTTTACTGGTTCAAATGCGGGACCTTTTAAGGTTAATCCCACCATTCCCAATCTAGTTATACCTATTCTTGAAGCGAAGAACGTGAAATCTTGCTCTCTTGTATATACTCCCGGTGAAACGAATACTGTTTGTGCCATTTATTTTTATATTTTTATATTTTATGTTATTATTTTTTATTTTTTTGATTTTTTTAGAAATCTTCAAAATTTGCTCCAGTAGGAAGAACTTGGAATGTAAGATCTATAAATTCAAGAGCCGGTGTAGGTTTAATTGCTATTTTACCAGTTAAAGTATTTCTATCAGAATCTTCAGTAGCTGTATTAAAATCATCTACTGTAACTTTATATGCGAATATACCTCTCTGATTTTGTATTTGTAACAATATAGGCTCAACTTTTGCTAAGAATTGGTCACGCACTGTTTGATCGTTTGGTTCGAATAACAATGTCTGTGAAGCAGCTGCAACTAATCTTCTAAATACAAAGTATCACGATCATCTCTAGAGAGATTTATGTCAGCTCTAACACAAGTCACTTGACCTCTATTTAGACCTGCTGGTGCGTACCAAGAATATGCAATATTATCAGTTAAAGCTATATTTTTTACAACTTCTGAAGTTGGAGAAATATAAATGAATTTATTACTTGTTGGGTCTTCAATTTGAATCCAAGGCCAATATGTAGCTGCATAACTAGAATCAATACCAGATTCTTCTACAGCAGCAGCAGCTTGTGAAGCGGTTGCTTTTGCAGAATCAGTAGACAATCTTGGACTTTCTATTACATATATAGAGTCTGCTCTATCTTCAACCATAGTCAAGCAATAATTAACAGCATTCAAATTATCTGAATAATTTACATCTGGAGCAGCAAATACATTTATATCCACAGACTCAGGTGGTGCCATTAAATCAACACAAAGTTTAAATGCGTCTAAATTGTCTTCATCAGCAACATCATTAGTGAAGGTTGGAATTGTATAAGGTTGCCATCCATCAAATCCACCAAAAGGAGCTACTGTGAATTTTCTTTCTGGTTTTTCATAATCAGTCAAACTTGTTTCAATACCAGTATAGAAAGTAGATGTTGGAGCTGTGCTTTCCATATGAAAACCTTTAACAGTAGCTACATCTGTTGAATCAGAACCTTGGAATTTAAAAATATCTTTTTCTAAAGTTTGTATTGCATTTTTTACACCTACAACAACAGATGTTAAACCAGTATATGCTAATTCAGAACAACCTAAATATGTTTTAGAAACAGTATCTGAAGAAAGGTAACTTGTTTTATAAAGAATTTGAGGAACATTAGCAGTTGTGCCAGTTCTTAATGTATAACCTCTGAAACCAGCAGGAACTTGATCTTGTGGGAAATTATCTGCTAAAGTTATTGTTATGTAATTTGATTGTCTTGGATATATTTCATCCGTTGTACCTATCATTTTACCAACAAAGTTTGGCTTAGTTCTATCCATTGTACATTGACGGAACAATTCTAATCTACCACTAGTCAAAGTACTTGCATCAGTGTCGAAAAATCTTCTTACAACTAAATCAAATGTATTATTGGCAGGATCTAAGTTTACAAAAGAAACTTTTATTTCTGCAGCAGAAGCATCACCATCAGATATAGTTTCAACTTTAAACAAATCCCTAACCGTACTTCCTACAACCTGACCAACAATCATTGGAGTTATAGAATTCCTGAATTGTTCTGTATAATCCTTATATGCATCATTTGACTTAAATTCAAATGAAGTTGTCAATGCTGTTCCTATGTTACCAGCAATTGTTGATGCTGTATATGTAGCACATTGACCAATTAAGTGTGGGAAAATTGAATCTACATAAAAACCAGTATCACCATCAAAACTTTTAGGGGTTTGACCCACTAATTTCAAAATATAAGTATCATCAGCTTCATTAAGTGATACAGTTATAGCTGAACTAGAAAATCCAGTGATAGGTCCTGTTGTTCCAGAAATTCCAAATGAATTTAATAAAGTACTTGTTCCAAATAATGTTAAATCTGTAGAACCAGTATAATAAAAATTTCCAGTATTCGGATCTTTTTTACTTTTGATAACAGATAGCGTAGTACCACTCCACTCATATGCAGAAGCCTCCGAAGTTATCAACCATGCATTTGAACCTGAATAACCAACCTTACCAAGTACTCTTGTAAGAGTCAATTCAGATGATTGTGATAAAAATCTGTATGCAACATATGTTAAAGGATAATCAGAGTTTGGATTACCAAATCTATTAGAAAACCCTTCTGATGAAGCAATTTTTATTGGTTCAAAAGCAGGACCTTTGGGCGTTAAACCGACCAATCCAAGTCTGGTTAAACCTATTCTTGAAGCGAAGAATGTGAAATCTTGCTCTCTTGTGTATACTCCCGGTGAAACGAATACTGTTTGTGCCATTTATTTTTATATTTAATTTTTTTGTTTATTTATTTTGGTTTATATATTGTTCAGCATCTTTTTTTGCTTGAGCCATTTTATCGATTGGTTCCTCATTAATTATTATCATTTCTCCCATCCTAAAAACACCCAATTTATTCAGATAATCTTGATCAAATTCATCGATTTCGATGATTTGTCCGGGCTCCAAAAGTTCTCTTTTTCTGATATTTCTGAACCCATACTCAACTTTGATCCTTCTTCCTGATATATTTTGAGCTTTCAATTTTCCTATTCAATTTAAAATAAATAGTAAATAAATTTTGAAAGTCGCAGGAAAAAAAATTAAAATTGTTTAAAAATTGATATTTTCAATTATTCAATAATGATATTAAACTTTTTTGATTAAATACACTTTCAAAAATTAATCAAGCATTTACATCAAATACTACAAAATTATTCGAAGTGTCATAAAAGCCTAACTTCGATACACCACCCTCTCTAGTAAATATTTTTTTAGTTTGAGAATCATATATGTATGTAGAACTTGTAAAATCTCCAACCACAGTAGCATTTTCACAATAATTATTTTGAATTATTTTACCTGTTAATATACCAGAAGAGTTTGTATTAAGATCAGAATTTTCTAAATAATTTCTAACAATATCACTTGTATCCAAAAGACATTGATCAATACTGGATTCAGGCATTATTTTATTATACAATATTTCAGAATCTAATAACTGATTATAACTAATAGATGAAGCAGCTAAAATATTTGATGCTATAAGAGAATATGTCCTATTATAATTAAATGAAATGACACTGTCATTTAATTCGTTTCTATAAATATGTGATGTAGTAATACCTGTGTTGTAATTAATATTGCAACTATTTTTCAAAGTATTTTCAGAAATATTTGACCCATCAAATATGTTATAATTTATTAAAGAAGCATTTTGACAATGATTAAAATTACAAAAAACACTACTAAATTGATTATAGGTTATTTCTGAAAAACTTTTTAAATAATTTTGATTTATTTGACTTGAGGTTAAATTATTCTCAGCAATTTTGCTGTGATTATCAATAAAATTTTCAACTATATTGCTAGAATTTTGTAAAATATTATTATATATCTGCGAACTATTATTAATATTATTATAACTTATGTTTGAATTACTAGCATTGTTACTATATATTGATGATTCGAAGTTTAAAATATTATTATACAAATTATTATTTAGAAATATATTTTGATTTATATTGCAGCTTTCATTCATAAATAAGCGGTTCATAGTACTAGCAGTCAAAAAATTACCATATATATCACATGATGAATATAATTTACAAGACTCAATAGTACTGCCACTATTAAGGCTATTATTTTGAAAATAACAAAAACTATCCAATTCAATTGCATTTAATCTAGTTTGTAAACCAAAATAGTTATCATATAAATATGAATGATCTAAACTTATATTAATTGCTAAATCTCCTTTAAAATTAATTAATTCGCAACGTGAGTTTACTATTTTCAAATTTGATATTCCTAAAAAATAATTATTAGTTTCAGCAAATAAAACATCAGAATATAGACCAAATGGAATGCCAACAATTGGATTATATTTTAAATATAACTGTGTTTCGTTTATCCACCATGAATATTGTGATGGATCATATTTAGCTAAAATTTGATTATCAGCATTATATCTCTCTATTAAAATTCCGTTAGTCCAATCTACTTTTATTTCATCAATAATTTTGTTGTAATGTGTTACATTTGAATAAGGCAATTTTAACCAATCTGTACCATCCAATTCAAAAGCATCAACTGAACTACCCGTATTACCGCTTATGTTTTCCCAAGCATATCCACCCCAGTAAACAACTTGACCAATAGTGTAAATAGGAATTGCTGATAAATCTGGATTATCACCGTCCCATATTCCCATTAAACCAGAACCATCATTGTTTAAGTAACTATTTGGATCAGTTATGTATTTTGGATTATAAAATTCCCCAAAACCAGCATCAGATATTTCTGATGTCGAAATAGCTTGCATATAGATTGTAATTCCCAAATCATTACCATCATCATATAAAATTTCTGGCAAGTGACCAAATGGGTTATCCGTGGAACCACTTAATCTATTTTTATTAAATCCTGTTATTTTATATGTTGAACCGGGAGAAAGTGTTGAGCCAGTAATTAAACTCTTTAAATTCTCGTATGTAGTTTCAATATTTACGTTATATGTAACTGTAGCCATAGTTTATTTTTTTTATTTATTATTTTGAAAATATTTTTTAATTCTTTTACTTAATCTAACTCTTGGATCATTTTCATTTCTGTTCATTTTTTCATAAGGAATCATAAAACCAAAACTTAACATTATTCTTTGTGAATTAAATTTTCCAGTTTTATGCTTGAACAAAGAGGCTTCAAAACAATACAAATCTTTATTTTTTACTAAAAATTTATCTTTCTCAACAAAAAAATCATAGTCTTCTGACAAAACAGATAAATTACATTTATAATTTATAAAACCATCTACTGAAGCATCGTAGTGAGGACTAACTTCACCACCTTTATCCATATTTACAACTTGTAAAAAAGTATTGTTCAAATCAAAGTTAAAATGATCTGCTATTTTTTTTTGTAAATCGAGTATAAATTCTGGAGGTTTATTATAAAAAATTTCTCCAATTGATTGGTATTCAGTTATATAATTAGTCATTTCGTTGTTAGATATATCAAAAATAAATGAATTACCATTTAATGTTTTAGATATTTCATTTAAATGATGATTTGGTTTTTTATAGGAATGATTCAAAGATTTTGTCCAAACTATTATTTGTTCAACTTGTGAATCACTGATAAAATTCTCTATTTTTTTATAAGTTTCAGACCCCATTTATCTAAGAATTCTTTTGGACCAATATTTGCTTCCATTATTGATAAATTTTGTTTTGCTAAAATTTGATTCATTTTTGACTCTTCTCCAGCCATAGTGCAAAACCAATGGGTTGCCGGATATTCACCAGTTGGAGAAACAGGTATCTTCATAATATCTTTGCTAACCCAAGCTTCTCTAACTTGTTCAACTTTTGAATTTTCAGTTAATATATTTATTCTCATTTTTATTTATTTAAGTAAATTTTTAATAATCTTTCTTTCTTGTTTTGTAGTGAATTTAGACTTAGTTAAATTTACTATTTCTTTGATTTGTTCTTCGGAATATGAGTTTAAAAGTATTGATTTAATATTTTCACATTCTAAATAAGTCATTTCGAAACCATCTCTTGAATCATCAACCCAATTATCATTATCTATGGATTTTAAAAATTTATTATCCGTAGTCCTTTTTATTAATTTTATCATTTTTATATTTTTTAAAATTTTTTGTTTTAATCTGCATAAACTTCAAATGACAATATTCCACTCGAACAAAATTGATTTGCTTTATTTGTCGGTATTGTTAATAATAAGCTTATTTATTATATATCTTGTTAACATTATTTTAATTTGTTATATCTGTTATTACTAAAACATCATTTTCATCATAATAAGAAAGTCTCAAAGCCTGATCCGATCTTCTGAATATATTACAGTTATAATAACCATAAACCGTAGTTGCAGTTGTAAAATCTATGAAAGCGACATCGTTTGTAATAGTATTTTGTTGGAAATAATCTACTACAGTATTGTTTGTAAAATTATCTCTTATAAAATTATCATAAAAATATTCTCCTATTGTATTATCATAGAAATTATTTCCTATAATATTTCCTTTATATTGACCTCCTCCAAAACCAAATCCATCCTGTATTTCATTTGATGAAAAATTTACACCAATAGAATTATGAGAAAAATCACCTAAATTATTTAAATAACAATAATCACCAATTGTGTTTTGATTAGTTTGACCAGAAAAATTATTAACCGTACAACCGAAACCTATATTGTTATATCCAAATTCTTGAAATATCTGATTTCCTTTGAAATCTGTTTTTAATCTATTACTCCAAAAATTTGTCAATATTAAATTTCCTTTGAAATTATTCATAATTTCATTATTCTCAAACAAATATCCTCCTATATTATTAATTATTCCTATTGTATTAGTATTGAAACTGTCGCCAATATTATTTTTCCAAAAATTATTATATATAGAATTTTGATAAAAGTTGTAACCTACTTTATTTTCATTAAAATTACCTATAAATGAATTCTGATATACAGTTCCTATCATCGAATTATTCTGAAAACTTCTATCAATTAGATTTTCATAAAAATCATCTCCAATATTATTATTATAGAAATCACCATTGCTGAAAGTCAAGAAATTTCTTGCGAATCCATCTCCAATAAAATTATTATCAAAATCTTGTCCATCATCATCTCCCAACATATTATATTCAAAATAATTTCCAATTCTATTATCTGCCATATCACAAATTATAATATTATTTCTAAATCTAACCCCTACTTTATTTCTATCAAAATCATCGTTTATAATATTATATTGAAAATATGTACCTGTAGTATTAGAATCCATATCATCATCAAAAGTATTACTAAATACTCCATCTCCGAATACATTATTTTCATAGTTCCCATTTAAAAAAACGTTGTTTGATAATAAAAATGTATTTTCATCACTATTATAAAGAGACGCATAATTTCCTAAATAAGTATTATAATTTTGATTATTATTAAAAGTATAGTATTCACTATATCCTGAGGATGTAAACAAATTACACTGAAATGGATTCAATTGTCCCATATACTCTCCACGAGAATAACCAACATTAGTCATTGATACAATTGTTGTTCCTGTAACTTGCATACTAGTATTATCGTTAACAGCAATTATTTCATAATACATAAAACAACCAATTGGAGAATTGTACGGTGTATAAACTGCCAATACATCTCCTTCTATAAAATCTGAACTAAATGTAGTACCTATACCTGTTACCAATCCGTTCCCACTATCAATAGATACTGTACCTTGATAAAATCTTTCGCAATAATATGTACTATATCTTTTAAATTGAACTGCGACAAAATCATAATCAGCTCTATTACCATACTCGTCAATACGTTCTGTAATTCTACCCTTTGCTAAGTTATTAGTGACTTCAGTTGTTGTAAAATCTATATCATACTTTATTGTATGATTTGGAAACGTTGGAGAATAAACATTTGAAGAAATTGCATTTCCTGAAATAGCTAACACTATTAATGGTTCAGTATTTCCGGTTTTATAATTTCCTGATGTAATTGCATTTCCCATGTTATCAAAATCTGGTTGATCATAACAAGTCTGGAAATCAGTAATTAAATAATTAGTTCCAGCACTTAATGTACTACCTGTGTAATAATTATATAATTCATCATATGTAACACTAACTATACTACCTACAGAAATAATTCCAGTCAAATTACTTCCATCTCCATAGAATGAATTTGCATAAACATCCCCACTTAAGTTTAAAATATTAGATATTGAATCAAATGTAAAATTTGAACTTGCACCAAAACTATTATTATCATTGAACTGAACCTCTGAATTATTACCTGCTGGATTTGTTGTTCCACCAGAACTTGCTCCTGATAACGATTGTAAGTATGTCAAATTACCATCCATTTCGGATATGGTAAGTTTTGAACCTTTAACTGATCTTAATACTAATCCCATTTATTTTTTTTATTATTCAAAGAAGAACTACCACCACTTTCACTTATATCAATACGAATCTTGTTGATTGCTTGGACTTTTTCCCACAATCTAGGATCCACAATTTTACCATGTAAAGTCATAGGAACAACAACGCTAAACCTTCTATCTGCTTCTATGTCATCTACAGTATTTTCTTCCGAAGGATCACTCATTTCGGTGAAAAGAGGATAACCATTAATGTTTATGTATGCTTCTTTGTCAGAAAATGTATTCGCAATTATTTCCTCATAATATACATTAGTATCTTCCATGTAATGAGAAAAAAATCTTAATTCATATTCAATATCTACCCTTGGAGGTTGAGGAACTTTATAAATATCATATCCCTTAATTAGACCATCAAAGTTCGCTACCTTCAAAAAAGTAAATTTCTTTTTTTTGGGTATAGTTGAACGTTTTAAAGGATTTTCACCCGGTTTAACGGATTTTCTCCTTAAAGTCATAAAAGGCATCGTAATTTCCTGCCCAGCTTCATCTCTAAGATATTTAAAATTATTCCTGAATTCAGCCCATCGTTCTTGAGTCAAAAATATGACAGGAACAGCTCTTGTATTAGCCCTTTCATCAATAACAGAAATTTCTAATGAACGAATAAAAGATATTAGACCATCATCCATATCTTCCAAAAGAAGCCTTTGTGGAAGATAATCAAAATTTCTAAAGCTTTGATTTAAAAAATTATCAATATTTCTAGTTATAGACATGTGATTTTTATATCTATAAATAGAAGAAATAATTTAATAAAAAAACACTATTTCTAAAAAATGCAACCTACTTTAGGCAATGAAATTGATAAAGGTTAATTCATTTGACATTCTTTTGTAAAGATTATTTTTAAATATGAAATAGGAGGAGTCTAATTCCATATATCTTATAATTTTATAACTAACGTTAGATCTAACTTTCTCTACTCTCTTTTTATCCTCTAAAACTAAACCTAGTGATTTAGCTTTATCTATAAACCGACTTCCAGTGGATTTAGACTTCCTGCCAAAACTATTAGCTATTTTATTTCTAGATAAAGTCAGATCTGTATTAATTCTTTTATTCCGTAATAAATTATCATTAGAATTTTGAAGTTCACGCTTTTTATATTTTTCAGTCAAATGACTAAGATATTTTCTCAAATACCTCTTAATTTTTTTCCGTGTGGACTTTGCCTCAATTTTGCCGAACTTCTTTAATTCTTCAGATAATATTTTCTCTTTTAACTTAAATTCCTGTGTATGTAAATTTTCTTCCAAAACCAGAGTTTTCAAAATAACTTCCAGCTCTTTCGGATTTTTATACGCTAACTTATACCCCTTTTGGGTTTTAATCTTAAATTTTTCTTTAATTTTATTGAAACTAGAGAAATATAAATTATTATTTTTTTTCTCAATTAAACCGTTTTTAATTAGGAATTTGACTTTTGATCTTAAATTTGATTCAGAAATCCCTAATTTATTAGCAAAAAAACTATATCTTTTAGTAATATCTAAAATAATTCCTCCAGAATATAAAAATTTAAGAGAATAGAATACACTAATGGCTTTTAACCATTGGTTATCCTTAGCTAGTATTGTAACTAGCCCTCTATTTATTTTAATAGTATTTGCCAACTGACAGTATGAAAACTGTCAAATTTATTATAAAAAATTATAAAAAACAAAGTGATTGTTTAACGGGCTTGGAATACGTCAGAGTTAACCTCGACTCCTTTTATTGTTATATAGAAGAATTTATCTGATCCAAAAGCGTATTTATTATTAATATCTGACGCACCGTTATCAATAATCTCATAGTAGTTTCCTTTGTGATATATAAAATCACCCATACGAATAGTAGCGTTAATTTCCTCTAAGTGAGTCAAATACACATGTGCTGTAAACTTGCCTAAACCTTCTCTAATTAATCCACCCGGAGCAAAATAACTTGGAGAATCTGTTTCGACTGTTACTCTTCCGAAAATTTCAATAGGTGCTTCATAAACTTTTTGTTTTGCCTCACCGTAAACTCTATGTGTTTTGGTAGTTCGATAATCAATTCTATAAAGTAGAAAACTTTCTAATAAAATATCATTTACAATTTCCCTACCCATCCCATCTAATAAACGTCTTTCTTTTTCTCCAAAAAATAATCTTATACCTTTTTTGTTTACGTCTAATTCCTTAGCCTCCTCTGGTTTGGGTACCCTCTCGTTTCTGAGTTCGTTATTATTTGATGGTAAATCTGCCATTTATTAACCTATGTAAATTCCTAACATATTGTAGGATAGTGTTTTATTTATATTTTCTTGCATAGAAGAATTATTTTCAAGCAATGCTTTGAAATTTAATTTTTCTAATTGAGTTTTAATTTCTTCTTTCAAATTAGCCATATCATCTTTAGCAGTTGATAAAAGATCGGAACTGTTTAAAGTTAATTCGGCATCTGGAATTGGTAAATTTCCTCCAAATTTACCTCTAATTGATAAACCTAAAATTCTCATCGATATTGCTAGAGCATACCTTTGAACCCAATATTTACCATTTGAATTTAATTCATCATAAGTTAAAAATTCTAATCTTGCATCAGCAGGACCGGATACTAACCCATTTCCTTGAGATCCTGTTCCTCCTGTATAATTTGGATTAGCAGAATAACCACTGTAAGACCAGTTACCAGCTTGACCTATTTCATCATAATAACGATAAAATACAGTTCCGGGAGTTTGACCACCAACACCACCAGTAATACCATAAACAGTATTGCCCGTATTATTTGGTATTGGATATAAACTTAACCTTTTTGTTCCATTAGCAGCACCAGTAATTCTATAAGAATATTCAGCAGATCTAACTTTATTTCTAACTTTTGCTGATGTAGATGTTAATAAAGTATCAAAAACTGGCATAATATAATATAAACTATGACCAGCGAATGATGCACCAAATTCTGTAAATGCAATATTTGAATTCGAAAACGCATCAAGACCAAATAAATTAATCATTGATGGCGTAAACCATAAAATTTCATTTATTTCTCTTCCAGCTGGTATAAAATAATCTTGTGTGCCAGCAGAAAGAGTAATTGAAGCTGTTTTCATTTCTCTAATTGAGTCAGAACCAGCTCCAGCTTGCTCAGAATAAGCTTTAGAAAAAGATCTTTCAAAAGAAAAATTATTTGAAACGTATTTTAATGTAAAATCAATGTCTTTTGGCAAACCTAACATCTGCGACATTCTGTTCTCTAAAGACCAATTATTTATAAAAGTAGAATATTCTCTGATGGATTTACAAAAAGCAACTTCTAATTGTGAATCAGCCAATTCAACTTGGACAACTGGTTCTCCAAGTTCTTGACGAATCATATAGAATAACTCCTGTTTATCAGTTTCAGAAGTTCCACTCAGACAATTAAATACACAATCAGACATTTAAATTTAAATTATTGATTAGCACCTTTACTATAGAAAGGATTTGTGTCATATTTTGATTTGAAAGCTACCCAAGTTCCAGAAGAAACTGTTACCCCTGATACTAAAATATCTATAGATGTACTATTAACCGTTGGAGTCCAAGTAAATGATGGACCATTCAATGGATAAATGACTATAGATCCTGCGGTCAAACAAAACAACTGATGAACAGTAGTTCCTGTTCTATAGCCAGTAGAATCGAACGGATAAAAATTGTAATTTCCGTTGGTTAACAATGGAATTGCTTGATAATTAGCTGCTGTATTTCCCATGATAAATTTTAATTATTTCTAATTTATAAATAGTTTGAAATAAACTTTTTATTTTATAATTTTAATACATGCAGAAAAGTGTTATAAAAGAATTTTATAATAATTTGGACGAATTCAGCAAAAAATTAGTCGAACATTATATTGATAACGATTATGTTCCAAAAGTTAGAACTGGGTTAGGAAAAAAAAATAATTTTTTTTATGAGCATAATTCCAAAAAAGGGGTTGAAATTGTCCGCGAAATTATTAAATTTAAAAAATTACAGTTAAATTCAGGGTTTTTGACTTTAAATTCAAAAAAAGTGTTTAAATTTGTAACTAATTCTGTTGAAAAACGTTTTAATTCAAAAAACAAAACAAAACAAAATGAAAGCAAAAGTAAAATACCCACTTCTCGGACTGAAAAAAGGTGAATTTGTTGAAATTCAAAAAGAATTTGATTCTTATTGTCTAATTATTCATGAAAATTCACTTATCCGAGTAGATAAGAAAAATTTAGAAATACAAAAAAAATAATGGATTTTTTACTTCATTTAGTTGGATTATGTCCTGATACAAATAGTCATTTTGATTTAATTAATCTCTATATGGTTTATATAGAGAATAATTTCAGCTTCAAAATTTTATTAAAATATTTAGAACAGAAAATAAATGCGTAAAATATATAACCAAATAAAATTTCTTATTTTCTGTTGGTACAAAGGTCATAAATTTGGAACCGTAAGATTCCATAAAGATTCTGAAGAATCTATTTGTGCAAGATGTGGTTATAAAAGAAAGAAAAAATTTAGAACTTATTATGATGATGATTTCTTTATTTACTGAAATTCTCTCGTATTAATTTTGATACAATCTTTCTAATCTTGCTCTCTTGAATATTATTTTTTAATTCAGAATCAATTTGATTGATTAGTTTATCAGCTGTGTTCAATATTTTAGATTTACTTCTTTCTAAAGATTCTCTGTCTGCACCTAAAGCAGCAATATTGTATTTACTAGCCTCAGATTGAATTCCATAATGATTCTTAATGATTTGAGCAACACTTTCAGTTCTAACTTCTAATTGCTCACGATCTTCAGGTTTTACTTTAGCTTCACCACCATAACTTTCTGCCAGCATTTTCTTTGCTAACGCAGAAACAACTCTATTGAAATTTTTTAAATCTTCTTTATTTTGCTTTAAAGGCTCAGGTATAAATGTGCCAGTTTTTTCACATACAGTAAGAATGGCATTAAACAAGGGAGTCAAATTTTGTTCATAATCCTTTTCTAAAACATTATAATCTGCATCTCCTTCCGGTTCTATTATTTCTCTTCCCGGAATAGCCTCAACCATGTTATTAGTATAAACCATCGCAGTTTCAAAGCCACCAGTTCTTCTACCATAAAGACCTTTTGAAGTTATATATTTTGCTAATTGATATTCTTTACCTTCAATCGGTTCATTCATAGAATATCCTTGATCTTGTAAAAAATCCCTAATTACATCCGGATTTTCTTTCGCCCATTTAACCTTTTGTGGAATATCAGATTTTCCTTTAGTTTGTAATGAAGATTTAGGTTTAGTAATTACAATTCCATTTTTAGTAAATTCATCCTTAATTTTATAACCAACTCCCTCCCAATAATCTTTTGGTCCAGCCAAAGATGCAGTAGGGTCAGCAACTGTAATAATAAGTGAATTTAATAAAGAATAATTCCAAGCAGTATTTCTAGTCTGGAATTTTTTCGCTCTTTCGTAGTTATCTATCAAAAATAAGAATATAGTATCATCCTCGATAGCTCTTTGTAAATCTTGAAAATATTGTTCGAGTCTATTTTTAATTTCTGAATTTTCAGTGTTATCCGCAGCGTTTTCAATAGCCTTCTCTAATTCTTGAACATTATTAACTACACTTCTTAGTTCTTTTACATCATTTAAACTCAAATTACCAGTATCTTCAGCAGGTTCCATTTTTTTTGCTTTGTAATACTCTTTTTTGAGTTCTCTTAAATTATTTAATATTTGATTCGTTTTTTCCTCAGTCGCATTCATAGGTAAAAAATAACCCCATCCAAACTGACCAGTTTGATTATCTTTAAAATAAGTTGGTTTTGGAATGGTTTTATCATAAGTCTGCTTACTTGTAACTTTTAATAAATTACCCATTACTGCCGTCTCTTTCGTTCCATCTTCACCCCTCAAATCTGAACTTAATAATAAGTAATAACCATTTACAGTAGGGGTGGTTCTGAAAATACTTACGTCTTCACTTAATTTTTTGTCTTTTGATTTAACTATGTGAAAATTCAATTTAAATTTATTTTTGTTCATTATTAGAGTTTTTTTATAAATATTATAAAAATCTAAATATTTAATATAAAGATTGGTAATGTTATTAAGTGAAAAATATTCTAGTAGAATTAAAGAATTAGCAGGTATTTTATCTGAAAATAAAAACGAAAAACTTGTTAAATTAGGTTTCTCAGAAGAATTTGCTACTTTTTTAAATGAAATAGGTGGAAAATATGCAATGGTTCTCGGAGACTGGTCAACAAAACAATATGCCGGAGATCATGGTATAACTAGTTCTAATTTAAAAGAAATTTTACCCCAACTAGACCAAAATAAAGTTATCGAATATCTAAAAAATAACGAAACCACAGTAAATACTATTATGGAATGGCTTAAATTCCCTAATAGACCACAAGTCGATCTTAAACAAATTAAAAATTTAGAGGAAGCACTTAATACTGCTATCGAATGGCACGAATCACTTACCGCTTCCGGAGTTATTGAAGATGAATCCGGAGAAGTATTCAAACAATATCCAGAAGGATATTATTGGATTGATTTGAAAACAAACAATTCCCCAGAAGAAGGAAATGCTATGGGTCACTGCGGAAGAGATGGTCAAGCTACAACTCTATTTTCACTTAGAAACTCCAAAACTAAAGAACCTCATGTAACAATAGCTTATAATGAAGGATCAGGTAATATCACCCAAGTAAAAGGGAAACAAAATAAAAAACCAGTAGAAAAATACATGAAATATGTTATCGATCTACTGAAACAAATGAAAACCGAAGGTAAATTCAAAGGTTTCAAATGGAGCTATCCTGTAAATGGACCCGACTTATCTTTAGAAGATCAAAAACAACTATATACCCCAAGAGAACTTTTTTTCATGAAAAAAGGTGAAATTGATCAAAATTATGGCAATATCTGGGGCAGAAGAAGAGCTAATCAACCAGCTTAATTAAAATTTCTATTTTTTACAAAATTATTGAACTCGTATTCCTCTATCATTTCCATTAAAGCAACCTTTGCTTTTATTGTTGGGAAATTATTGGAATTTAACCATAATGTTCTAAATAAATCCAAAGCCTTCTGGTAATCCTCTGGCGTTCTAATAAATGTCTTTGAACTTTGCATAATAATTATTATATTTGTTTTATAATTAATAATTACAAAAATAAAAAATTATGAAAACAGTAAGTCAAAAAACAAAAAGAAATTCTCGTGTAAACACAATCTCATCCGAGAATTTTACCCGTGTGCGTGATTACAAACGTGCAATGAGAAAACAATTCAATGAAATGCGTCGTAACATGACTCAACTCTCTTATGGAGTTGATGGTATGCCTACCGAAGAGCGTCAGCAAGTTCGTAGCATGATGCGTACAGTTGAAGCTACTCATCGTCGCCTTATGAAATGGTGGGGACGATAAGAAAGTTTAGTTAAAAACTTTTAAAAAACGGCATAAAAACTCAAAATTATGCCGTTTTTTTATTGTTAATAACTATGTAAATCAATTCTTTATATTTTATAATATTTATATATACTTGGAACTTAATCCAAATATTAAAAATTAAAAATTAAAAAAAATGAAAAAACTAATTGTCTTATGTCTTGCAGTATTTACTGCTATCGGAGCTTATGCTCAAGAAGAAAAAGGTTTACACACTGGTTTCGGACTCGCAACACAACACTGGAATCGTGGTGTAGCTTTCTCTGTAGCACCAACTGTAGAAGGTGATATGCACTACAAATTCTGTGACTGGTTTACCCTCGGAACTGAAGCTACCGTAGCACTTAATGCAACCGAAGGTTTTGGTAATAATCTTAATAGTTATATGACTTTTACTAAAAAGAATTTGTCTTTGACTGTTAAAGATTACTACTACGCTGGTGTTTCCAATGATTATTGGGACTATGGAAAAAACACTTCGCACTTTATCGAAACATCTCTTAAATATAAGAATGAAGATGTTTATGGTTTAGTAGCTTATACCGCTTATCAAAGTGAAGCAGGTGCCGATAATGCAGCAGGTATCTATTTCGAAGCAGGTTATAAAGTAAAAGAAAACTTAGAAGTAACAGCAGGTTATGTTACTGATGCTTCTGGTGTAAATTTGAGAACTGATGCAGGTATCACTCATATCGGAATTAATGGAACTAGAGATCTTAAAATTTCTGATTCTTGGACTTCTAAAGTTAAAACAGGTTTATATGTAAATCCTTCTTATAAAAATGTTTTGGATGCACCCGGTATCTCTCAAGCACCCGTAAATTTTATTGTAAGTATGTCATTCTAAATCAATAATTTAGAATATAAATAATTAGAAAAAGAGCTGGATAATTCCAGCTCTTTTGTTTTTATATATATTTTATATATATTTGTATCGTTGTTCTTTGAATTAATGGCCGGGTGGTGAAATAGGCAAACACGATGGACTTTGACTATAACCACGTTTAACTTTTTTCTTACTATTTATATTCATGAAATATAAATATACGAAAGAAGAATTAGAAGTAATTGTAAAAAATAGTTTATCAATAGCTGAAGTTTGTAGGCAACTAAAAATATTACCAGTTGGTGGTAATTATAAAACGTTGAAACTAAAATTCAAGAAATTTAATATTGATATTTCTCATTTTACAGGATCTGCTTGGAATCAAGGAGAGAAATTTAGAAAGTTTGGTAAAGAATTTAAAATAGAAGAAATTCTAATAGAAAATTCTCCTTATACTCAAACTTATAAATTGAAATTGAGATTATTTAAAGAAGGTATTAAAGAAAAAAAATGCGAATCTTGTTTAAATACTCATTGGATGAATAAAGAAATTCCACTTGAATTAGAGCATATTAATGGTATAAATGATGATAATAGAATAGAAAATTTAAAAATTTTATGTCCAAACTGTCACGCTTTTACTTTTACTTATCGTGGAAAAAATAAAAATAGAGTGCCTCGTTAGAAATTTCGAGAGTAGAATTCCGTAAATTCGGTGAACCCTGTAAAATGGGAATACCGAGCCAAGCAAGTTATAATAATTATAACTGGGCGTGTGTAGAGACTAGACACGGAACACCTAAGTTGATAAATATGGTGAAGGTATAGTCCAGACTACAAACCGAAAGGGTAGTGAAAACTATAGTAGTAAGAAAATCCATTGACCCCTAAAGGTCTTGCGGGTTCGATTCCCGCCCCGGCTACATAAATTAAAAAAATCTCCTGTAGCTCAGTAGGTCAGAGCAATTGACTGTTAATCAATGGGTCACTGGTTCGAGCCCAGTCAGGAGAGCAAATCTTATAATTTTATTATAAAATTTGTTTTTAATTTTTTATTACTATTTTTGTAATAAGAAAAAAATACTGCGGGATGGACCAGAGGTAGGTCACCAGACTCATAATCTGGAAGTCAGAGGTTCGAATCCTCTTCCCGCTACTAATTGGTCCTGTAGCTCAGCTGGATAGAGCATCTGCCTTCTAAGCAGACGGTCAGGCGTTCGAATCGCCTCGGGACTACAAAAAAACCCCTAGAGATTCTCTAGGGTTTTTTATTTCTATTTTTTACTAAAAATGTCAAATTCCAGAAACAGAATTTTTTTGCACAAAGTATCACAATTCAATACTTTTCGCAAAAAGATTATCTTGGAGGTACAGCTTTGTAGCAGTATCGTTTAGTAAACCAAACGAAACCTTTTAAGTTGATCCATTGTTTTTGAAAGGTGGTCATATTATTAAAAATATTATTATAGGCTTGATTTTCTATAAAAAGATAGGGATTAGCTTGACCTGATAGATAGGCATTAGCAAGTGCTGGCCCTGTAAAAGTATTACTAGCTCCCCAAGCAGTATTTTCTGAAGAGATTATAATATACAAATCTATTTTTCTTCCAACTTGTCTTGCTCCTTTAGCAATTATATCCAATCTTCCTCCGGTTGCACCGGTGCTTTGGGCATTTGCATATGAATAAGTCGGGATACCATTTTGATAGCAATGTAAAAGTACTCTATCAGAAAATCTAACTTGATCTCTAGCTGCGACAGTATCTATGGTGGAGCCCATATTTTTATACCAACCTTCATAGAAATCATTATCGGTTATGGTTGCTAAAGATATTTGTTGATTTATAGAGTTCCAGTTATCCCAAGTTGTTACATTGTTCCACCATTCCAATTCCAAATTAGCTCTATTAATTTTTTTAGTTGCATCAGATTGGGAGTTATTATAATTTGATATTCCTCCACCAGATTTAAAAGTTGTGGCACTACCGCTTGCTACTCCTCTATATACGATTCCACTATCACTAAGTGTTTTTACAAATCTACTAAAGTTAGAATAGTTTGAAGTAGAGGAAACAATTGCTGAGGTACTATACAAATAAACACCTTTAAAGCCATATTTTTTAAGATACCCTGATAACCTTCTTGAAGCTGATATTGAATTATATATTGTATCAGTTTTATCTATATACATATATCTTTCCCAAGTGTTAATTGTATTAACACCAATTACTCTTGCTGAAAGATTTTCAACATTAATTCTATTTTCAACTGAAACAAATTCAGGATCTGGTCCGGGATCCATTAGTGTATCATCATATACAACAGAAGAATTTATTTCTTCTTGAATAATTTTAGGTGATTCATCGGTTTTACTACAAGTTATAGTAGTCAAAAACACTAATAATAACACTACACTTACTTTAATAGATAGCAGTTTATTTTTCAATAAATTTTTCATGATATTTTTTTTTAAAAAGTTTTTAAGAACAAATAAAAACTTACTTGCTCTGACTGTTTATAGTATTATCTTTACTATAATTTACTTTATATTTTGATTCATAGTGCCTTAAAAATAACTGTCTATAGTTAGGGACTATTACTGTTGAGTTTGGGTCAAAGTCCAAAATTGAACTTTTTTCAGGTACTTTATTATTTGAGTTGTTGAAGATAAACAAAAATGATATTATTATTAAAAAAACAGTAAAAGGTTTTCTAATAAAATTCTTCATTTTTTAAATTGAATTATAATAATCGAATAATCTTTCTTCTAATTGCAATCTTCCTTTGGCAAAAACTTTACCTTCTAACATTTTCATACCATCTTCTTCGTTATCCAAATCAAAAAAATTGATATAGTAAGTTGGATAATCACCTTGAGAGCCTTGAAAAGTTTTAGCTCTTCCCATGAGTTTTCTTCCATCCTTTTCAAAAAAGAAAGGAATAGTTGTATTTGGTCTTGCGTTCAATAATTTTTTGAATGCATTAGTCAAAGCGATATTATTAGCTCCAGCTATATAGGAGCCGGGTTCAGCATAAACGTCAATCATTTTTTTTATAATTATTTACTACTTTTTCACAATGTTTTATATAATCTTCTGTACTCATTTTAAATTTTCCAATATTACAATTTTCACATAATATTTGGATATTTTCTTTTGTTGTTAAACCTTCACTATTTCTAGCAACGACATGATCTAAACAAAATTTATCTTTTATATCAATAGGATCACCACATAGTGGACAGTTCTTTTTTTGATTTTCGTAAATTAATTCAAGATCTTGAACTTTCAAATTTCCATCGTATCTTTTGTTAAAATATGAAAGACGAGCCTTGAACGGATGTTTTTTTCTGTATTTTTTATATTTGTCCGTATGACAATTATTACAAATAAACCATCCTTTTTTCTGTTTTCCTGAAGACCAATTAAAATTATTTAATTTATCAGAACAAACATTACATTTAAGATCTATCTTTTCACATTTTTCCATAATACAGCTGCTGCTACGGCTTTAGGATCATCAGCACCCCATTCTTTTGCTTTAGCTTCAACATCTTTGAAACCTTTACCGGGCTTACCGATATCACCACCTTTTTTTGCTTTTTTAGCAACTTTGGATTTTTGTTTTGCAGAAAGACCAGCCGAGGGTTTAGATTTACCTTCACCAAGAATATTAATTTCCTCGATAGCTTTCTTCACTTCTTCTTTAATAAGGTTCTCAAATTCCTTTTTAGTAAGTTTCATTTTTATAGAATTTTATTATATTAATAAATAGTTTTAAAAATGAAAAAGAAAATCAAATTTCCTAAAACCTTTTCCAGTGAAAAAATATTCATAAATTATTTAAAATCAAACAAGGATTATATCCTTAATATTTTAAGTGACAATCAATTTCTATGGAAAGAAGAACGTTTTGTATGCGATTCTACCTTAATGATTTTTGCACTCAGGTATGCACTTGGAAGAAAAACAGGATCAGTTCAACGAATAGTAGATTGGGTTTTAGAAGAATGGAACAGAATTACTCCAGATGACAGAGCTTTGATAGTTAAAGAGATAATAGAATTTGAAAAGCACTATGGAAATTTAGGATTCGAGTGGCAGAGAGAATTATGGTATAGAATTGTCAATAAACATTTATTTGGATTTATTGACGAGATAAAATAATCAATCTGGGAAATTAAAGAAAACGACATAAATGTTTCCATCTCTCATATTGTTTTGATCAGGAGATGGAATTATTACACCATCTAATTCATCAAAACTTTCTTGAGACAGAGCATCATATTTGGTAATTATCAATGGTCTTTCTTCCTCGTATTTTGTAATTATAATTGTATTACCTCTATTATCTACTGTAGTTTTACCCATTTTCATAAATGGTATAGGATAATCTCTCATCATTGATCCTGATTCATATCCTTCCATACGCAAATATTCTTTTGCTGAATAGTAACCCTTGAATTCTTCACCACCTTCAAAGAATTTCGCATAGGTTATAATTTTATTTCTAATTTTATTTATACCGGGATTATTTGAGAATATATCTACCATTTTTTTTCCTACGATATTGTAGATGGACTGATCTTTCACATATTCACTCTCCATGATTGAACGTACAGTCTTTCTTAGTTTTCTTTCGAACATAAAATAATTTTTATTATAAATATCCTTATTTTTGTAACAAATTTAATTAATTTAACGTTTAAATTGTTTGTAAGTATACAAAATGTTAGATATCAACGAATTAAATAAAATGATAGATGAAAAATTAGTCATTGTGCAGAAGCACAAAAAGGCTGATTATTTTATTTATAACTATGGTCCAAAAGCTCAATATGAGAGGGTTTGGAACGAAATTACTTTACAGTGTCGAGGTTTAATTCTTGATTCAAATTACAATGTAGTAGCAAGGCCATTTAGAAAGTTTTTCAACCTCGAAGAACATACACACGATGATATACCTAAAACATCTTTTGAAGTATATGAAAAAATGGATGGTTCACTAGGTATTTTATATTGGATTGGAGACATGCCATACATAGCCACTAGAGGATCTTTTGAATCTGATCAAGCTATTTATGCAACAAACATTTTACATAACAGATATAAGTATGTAATTCCTAATTTAGATAAATCAAAAACATATTTGTTCGAGATAATTTATCCGGAAAATAGAATAGTTGTAAATTATGGTAATGTTGATGATTTGGTTTTGTTAGCTGTAATAGATAAGGCTACAGGATTGGATTGTGAATTAGAACCAATAGGTTTTCCTATTGTAAAAAGGTACGATGGTATTCAAGATATTTCACAGCTAAAAAAATTGGAAGAGAATAACAAAGAGGGTTTTGTTGTTAAATTCCAAAACGGTTTTAGATTAAAAGTAAAGTTTGACGATTATGTTCGATTACATAGGATTCTAACTAATGTTTCATCTAGGACTATATGGCAACATTTAGTTGATGGTAATGACTTTGCTGAGATATTAGAGAGGGTTCCAGACGAATTTTATGATTGGGTAAAGGAAACCAGAATTAATTTAGAAAGAAATTATAGATTAGTAGAAGAAGAATCTAACAAATCATTCCATAGATTTTTCCATTGGAAAATGGGAGACACCAGAGCTGAATTTGCAGCGTATGCAAAAAAACAAAAATATCCAGCCATATTATTTAAAATGTTAGATAAAAAAAGCTATGATAATATTATATGGAAAATAATTGAACCTAAATACGAAAAACCATTTATAAAAAATATAGAAATTTAATTCAATCTATATTCATTTGGGTCGAAATAAACATCATACATACTTGAATTAGGGGGGGCAAATCTGAAATTATACCAAACATGAGGTATTGAGGTGATCAAAGATTCACAACCTAACCAATTATCTCTCTTCTTCATATCGGGAGTGTTTTTTATGTGAGATACCTTGGACCACCAAAAGTTACCTGAATAATAATTAATGATCTGTCCTGTTAATTGATGCCATGGGCCATAAAATGCTCCTACCACATCATGATTATTCATCAATTCAAAACATTTCCTCCAATTTTCAATTAAATAAAATTCCATTATATTTCGCCAAGATTTTATATTTCTATCTCCAGATTCTCCGTATCTTAAGTATGATGTAACACCTTTTGTGTGAAAATAAAGAACTTTTTCATCAGATAAATTCTTACAAATTGTTTGCATATATGTAAGAGTTAATCTTTCATTATCATTATAAGGTTCAACTACAATTGTACATTTTTCATCTAAATCAAATTCTTGGATCAATTTAACAAAATCAATAATATTTTCTTTTATTTCAGAAAAACAACAAAAATGTATTTGTTGAGCATTTTCATAAAGTTCGCTTTTCTTTAAAAGGTCTAGTTGTTCACTCATAATTTCTAACCAATTATTTACTAAATAACTGTGGTGAAAAATAATTATGTCCTTTTTCATTAATATAAAGATATTATTTAAATAAAAAAAACCATAGTTTAATAAAAAACTATGGTTATGTAAAAAAATAAATTTATTTAAATGCCTAAATCTTCTTTACAAGCAGCAATTGCTTCTTTAAGAGAACCATGTTCAAAATATATGGCTTCTATTGCTTCCGCTGCTTCATCTTCACCCATATCCTGTAAGTGAGTGTATGCTCCATCCGGGTCTGAAACCTTTGCAATTTCAATTCCTAATTGAACTTTATCTGTTGGCAAACCTAACCATTCACAAAATTGATCCATTGTTAATTTCTTTGGTGCATCTTCTGTATCTTCAGTTAGTTCTTCACCACCACTATGTTTTTCAGTCATGTATTCAGCGATGCTATGCATATAATCTGAAGCTAAAGTAATATAAGCAGAAATCCATCCGGGAAGTTCATCACCGGGTTGAATCATTTTATAAACTTCTTTTGCATTTTTAACCATATCTCTGATTTCTCCTTTTGCCATCATAGCTTCATGATCTTTATGTGGCATTGAAGAATCTTCTTCGGTAATTCTAACAGGACCGTATTTGATACCTTTTAAAAAGTCATCAATATTGTTGAATATCTTAACTTTTTTTCCCTCATCATAAACATGAATTTTACCAGATGAATCTGATTGAATTTCATTACCTAGTTCTAAAACATAAGGAGTTAATTTGCTTAAATCACCAACTTTTTCTTTTAGTTCAGTTGCTAAAACATTATCATAATTTACACCACCAACAAATTCTTCATTAAGAGCTTTCTTAACCATTTCAGATATATCGTTGATGTTTATTTTTTTTGTTTTTTTCATTTCTTCAATTTTTAAAAGTTTTGTATAATATTTTGGATCTTCATATAAATGATCCATAGCTATTTCTTTGGCAAATTCTTCACTGGTTGTATGTTCCAATTCAGTTTTAATCCCTTTTTTTAATTCCAACTTTAAATGGTCTAACATTTTTTCAATTTTTCTTTCATCTGATTTGTTTTTTGAATCAGATTTACAGTGCATAATCGCAATATCTTTTAAAGATTTGCCTTTTGCTTTGCCTCCGGGAATTTTATCCTTTTTCATGTAAATAAATAGTCGAAAAAACTAAAGAGTATCAAGGAAGTTAACAGTCTCTAATCTTTCTTTTTCTTTTCCTAATGATGCTCCCTTGAATCCCTTCTGTAAAAGTTCATCCCCTGAAACAGATAATTTAAAATCTATGAATTTATCTACCATATTTGAATTTATAGAATTTATTCTGGCAAATTCCTTTAATTCTTCTGGAGATATTTTCGAAACATTTTCTTTTACTTTAAAATTATATACAGATTCAGGATCGAAATTTAAAAACAAAACAAGGAAAATAATTTTTCTTATTTCATCAGTTGTATATTTAAGATTATTAAGAATAGTTTGAATTTTATGAACTGGATTATTTTTAAGTAAATTAGCCAATAACACGATATAATCTTTTGATTCTACGAATTCAGATTGACTATAATTCAAATCATCTAAAATTTGTTTTAGTAATCCATAATTTTCTAAATCGGTAAGGAATTTTACAACAGATTGAGCACTTTTTATACCTTTAAGGAATTCATCTCTAATTCTCTCTTCAGATACCCCTTTTAGAGAATTATTTTTTCTTAAAGCCTCTATTATATCCTGATCTAAGTTTGAATTAAATCTAGCTGCAAATCTAAATGCTCTCAATATTCTTAATCGATCCTCTTCAAATCTATCTTCTGCTTTACCAACAGTTTTAATATTTCTTTTGAGAATATCTTCATAACCATTAACAAAATCTATAATTTGATTTTTATTTATATCGTAATATAGAGCATTAATTGTTAAATCCCTTCTTAAAGCATCTGAATCAATAGTAGAAAATTTGACCGAATCTGGTCTTCTTCCATCTTTTTTTCCAATATCCTCACGATAACGAGCAATCTCGTAATCACCACCTTCTGGAGTAATTATTTGAAGGATACCAAAAGCTTCTCCTTTGGGAATTATTCTATATTCATCTGGTAAAATCCTTTTTACGTCATCAGGAGTAGCATCAGATACTAAATCTATGTCTTTAGGTTCCTTACCTAAGATCATATCACGCACGGCTCCACCTACTACAAAAAGTTCAAAATTATTCTCATCGAAATAATTCTTCAATTTATTTAAATCATCAGGTAAAGGGTAGCTAAAATCTATTCTTTTAACTTCATTTTCTGTTAAAAAAGACTCTTTAATTACTTTTTTTATTAATTCTCTTATTTCCATGGTTAAATATAAATAATCTATAATTTATTAAAATTAAAAAAACAAATTATTTATTAGTATATA